GGCTGCCCGTAAATGTCCGCCGTCGATAGTCGCCAGAAGGTGACCGGGTTGGTATAGGCCCAGCTCGCGATTGTGCTCATGTGCCCGCGGTCCCGATGTAAAGATACGGCCCACCCGATGCCCCGTCGGCGTCGAACAGATGCACGAGGCACCCGGACCAGTCCAGGCTCTTGAGCATGGATCCATAGGGCGTGCCTTCCAGGCCGCCTTGCCCGCGCCAAGCCGCGAAGGAACGCGACGCGGCCGGCACGGACTCACTCACCACGGCGCCTCGGCCTCCGTTAAGCGTCAGCTGCGCCACGTGGGCGACAGCCAGCCGCTTGAGAGATTTCCCTGCCTCATCGGCAACCCCGGCGCCCTCCAGACAGGCGTCCACGGCGGTGAGCATCGAGACGTATTCAGCGACGAGGACATCAATGGCAGAAGGCACCAGCACTTTGACTTCTGCAACGGTGATGGTGTAGTCTGCCATAATCAGTCCTCGGTCACTTCGGGGTCACGGCCGGTTTCGTGGTGCCCACAGGCGGGCCTCCGGGCGCTACCGGCCTCTCGGGTTCATCCTTCTCCACCTTCGTCTTGGCGGTGCGAACCTCTTTGAGCGTGATGCCAAGGAGGCCGGAAGCTTCAACACTTTTCGCGTCAGCCTCAAGGATCTCCCCCTTCTTCATGCCGGCAAAGGCGCCGGTTACTTCGTATTGCTTTTTCATGTTTCACCCTTTGGGCTTAGTTGATGACGCGCGCCCCAGCGCATGGAGGACACTGAGGCGCGCCTACAGACCGGCGGAGAGAGGAACGCCGGCCTATTCGGATCAGGCGTCGATCACCACCGAGTGAAATACCCCGGAGCGGCCGGCGTAATCGGCGCCGATGTCCAGGCCCATCGCGCCCGACACCATGAACTGGTAGTTGTCGCGCGGGTTGGCGCGGTTCATCGCGATCGTCGAGACCGGCATACCGATCAGCGGGCGAATGAACTGCGGGTCGGGAACGAAGCCGAAGAACTCATTGCCGGACAGCTCGTTGGTCACGGCGATCTTGTTGACCCGGCGATTCTTGGCAATGTGGTCCCAGAGGGTGCCCTCCTTCATCCCGGCCGAACCGGAGTAGGAGATGTCCCATGCCCGCCCGATTTCTGGCGAGATGTAGAGGTTGACCTTGCGCGGGCCAAGCTTGTTGTCGTCCAGCACCTGCCCAAGATAGCCGGTGAAGAAAGCGTCGATCGTGTCGGCCGTAGCAGTGGTAAGGTCGATGTTCGCCCCTCCGGTCGCGTTGCCGAGGTTGATGGCCACCGAGTTCGGGTGATTCATGATCCCGTAGCCGGTGTAGCCCCGCAGCGTGATCCTGGAATCGCCGGTCAAAGCGTATTGCGCCATGTCCTGCTTCACCGCCGCCGTATGGGCTTCCTGGTCGTCGATCAGCGCGTCGAAGTTGGCGTTTTGCAGGGTGTTCCATTCCCGCCATTCCCGGCCGTAGGCCGAGTCGAAGATCGGGATCGGGGTGCCCATGAGGGGTGCCCATGAAGTCGTAGACGACCTTGTCCATCGGAACCGCGACCTGCCCCGACAGCGAACGGGTCACCTGGCCCGCGTCCGAGGATACCCGGCGAAGGTGGACCAGCGTGCCGATGTTGACCGGCCTGGCCAGCGCGCGAAGGTCGGCCATGTAGACCTCGCCCTCGTCGTCGCGCATGACCCTGGTGGTGACGGCATCAAGTTCCTTCCACGCGTCAAGCGGCAACAGCGTACTCGCGTTGTGGAAGGAGGCCAGCGCCGTCTCGTTGGTGAGGAAGTAGCGGCGGTCCGCGAGAATCTCGCCCGCCAAGGCTGCCCCGATGGAGGCGTGATTCGTGATAAACTCACGGTTGAGAGCAAACATGTTTTTCTCCTGCTCGTGCGAAGGTTCTGGTCAGACCGTGACCTGGCGGGGTTGAGTCCAGCGGACCCGAATCAGGTCCTCGGCGGCGGCGCCCAAGGTCACCGTCTCGTCGGAATACCCGACAACGATGTAGGAGCCGGTGGCGGTCGGCAGCTTGCGCAAGAGCCCATTGGCGGCCAGCGCGATGGCGTCGCCCTTGACGACGGCGGTCGAGGCCGCGAACCGACAAGCGAAGAACTGCTCATCCAGCGGGATCATACCGATGACCGACTCGCCGTCTTCGTAGGCGTCGTCGGTGCCGAGCATCGCGAGGTAATTGTCCTGCACGACAAACAGTTGGGTGCCGGTGGTGGCCCCGGCGTGGTCAAACTCGCCGCCGGTAACGAAGGTCACCACGTTACCCGGCTTGAGGTCGTCAGCCGCTGCCGGCGCCTCGACGACTTGGGGCAGGGTTTCGCTCACCGGCCCCGCAAAGATCTTATTGAAGCGCATGGCAATCTCCTGTTCATGCGATGGGGTTGGGGCGGGTATGGACGCCCTGTTCAGACGAAGTGATCTTCGACCTTGGGCGCTCCCTTGGGGTCGGGCTGCAACGCATGAGCGCGCAGCAGGGGGGCCGCAGGTTTGGCCGAAAGCTCGCGCGCCCGCTTGGCCAGCCGGTTCACGACGATCGGGTCCTCCTTCTTGACCTCTTCTTCGTTCATCAGTCCGGCTTCGACGACCGCCGCCTGGTCGGCAGCCAGCGCCGCCTCGGCGCCGGCACTCGCGGCTGCGATCAGGCCCTCGACCTGATTGGTCAGTACCGCCAGCGCGGTGTTGATCGCCGCCAGGTCTTCGGCTTTGACCATCTCATTCACCATCAGCTGCTGCGCTGCAAGGTCGATCCTGCAGCTTCTTCGATGTCTTCCGCACTCACTATCATCATCCTTCGAGTTCATGGTTTCACCCGCGGCGGNNTCCTCAGAGACTCCGACCGCTTCCTTGATAATGGCCATCACCTTGTCGCGAACCTTGGCCCACAGGGTGGCGTCCGCAGCCCGTTGAATTGACCGCACCATCTCTTGCCCGGCCCAATCAATCTCCTTGAAGGCGGACTCAAGATTGTAGTTGACCACTTCGAGCTGCTTGCCATTCACAAGCATGCCGACGCCTTGCTCGGGTGAGGCTGCCGGGTCCTCGTCGAGGAGGATCGCGTCGTGGTCGAAAATGATGCTCTTTGCGGTCTTGATTGAATCCCCTCCGTGGCCAGCGTCAACCTCAGCCAGAAGGCCGGTGGAGGTGCTGATGGGGTCGCCCTTGTTGACTGCATTGAGCAGGCGCTTGCCCTTCTCTGTGGACTCCGCGACCTTGACGTCAATCACCTTGTCGAGCAGGATGCGCTTGCCGTCCCAGCGCACGTTCTCGTTCCATGCGCCGACGTGGAAGTGATTGATGGCTTCCGGGTCGCGGGCGCTCAGGAAGTTGCCGTTGAGCTTGGGGTGCCCCATCGGGGCTGGCGCCCGGTTGAGCGAGGCGAACGAGGCTTCGATGACAGCCTTCGGGTACTTGACCCCATTCATGACGATGTCCGCAGGCATGGTCGCAGACGGCACCACGATCACGTCTCTACCATTGCGAACCTCGCGGGTGATGGCTTTGGGGTCGACCGCTGTGGTGACATTAACGTAGATCTGCTCCATCTTGACTAGCCCTCTTTCAGGTAGGCCCTGCGGCGCTCATCCTCACGCCCGACCAGTTTTTGTTGCAGCGGCTTGCCATCCTTCATGATGACTTCGACCTGCGAACATTTGCAGTTGATGGCGTTGCCGCCCTCGGTGTAGAATTGCTTGACCTCAGCGGGCGTGAAGACCTTGCCGTGACGCTCAGCATGGGTGACGCGGGTAGTGCTGGACAGCGCGCTGAACCACATCATCCCGATCTCGACCCCAAGCTCCTCAGCGGTGCTCTGGGCCTGCTCGATGCGCCCGCGCCGCAGGGCGCCAATGACCTCGGTCCGCGCGATTGTCCTGGCCCGGCCCACCGAGACCCCGAACTCCTTGGCGAGTACGCTCTTGATGTGGGCGATACTGCGGCCGTCGGCCAACCCTTCCATCAGAACCGCGCCAAGGCGCGAGGCTGTGTCGCTGGTGAAACCCTTCATCTCCTCAAAGACCCGCGCTTTGACGAATGCGACCCTTTGCAGGAACGGCGACTCCCGAAGAAGCCGCGTCAGGTCTCGGGTGTCGTCCAGCAGAGTCCGTAAAGAGCGGTCTGCCGTGGCGGCCCCGGCTTGGTAGCTGGCCTGCGCCTGAGTGGCAAAGTCCCCGGCCACATGCGCCCCGACCAGATTCTCGAACAGCGTCCGCACCGTCTCGGTCAGCCTTGCAGGGTCAACTTGGTACATATAGCGGACAGCATTGACCTGAATCTCGGTCGAAGCAGACGGGACTTCTACAACTTCGGCGTGCATCTCGTCGAGCATACCGAAGAGTGTGGCCCGGAAGTCCGCCAACCGGCGCTTGTAGGCGCCTACCGAGGCTGCGACCTGCCGGCTCCCGCCCACAGGGTTGTCCTCATTCCGCGGCAGGACCGGATTCTTGGAGGCCCGCACCTGGATCGGGAGGCCCAGGGACTGGGACGATCGGCGGCGCGCCTTCATCAAACTCCGGCTCATCTTCGGCATCGTACCCGGCAGCCTCCCTGATCTCGTTGCCGCTGAATGGGACCATCTCGCCGGTCCCTACCATCTTGGTGTTGATGTCCGCCATCAGCGCCGCATTGGTCAGCTTCTCGGCCAACGACCCTTCGGTCAGATCGCCCCATTCGATGTACCAGTTGACCCCCGCCGGAATAGCGCCGCACATCTCAAGCATGTTGAGGACGGCACGCAGAAGTGGCTTCTTCTCTCGGTCACGTAGACCGTTGCACCGCTTGGCCCAGGCCATCTCGTCCTCGGTCGAGGCCCGCTCGCCGGTCAAGTTGCCAAGCAGCACCCGCATCGGGGTCCGTACCCCGGTCGCCACCATCTTGAGCGGCCCATCCTGAAACTCCCCAGGCTGAGGCATAGAGACGCTCACCGGACTGACCGTCATGCCTTGGGTGATGAGAGCCTTATCGAAGCCGCGCGAGAAGTCGTCGGATACCTCGTTGAGCTTGTCCCCAAGCTCTGCGGGGGTAGTCCCGAGCACCTTGGCCAGCTTATCCAGGTTGGCGTCCGAGGTGATGTCGATGACCAGCGAGGACCGGGCGTTCTTCCAGAAGCCCTCGGCCCCGCCGCCCATAACCTTTTCGACGTCCAGCAGCGAGTTGTAGACGGACCGCAGCAGCGAGCGCCCGTTAAGGTCCCCGGTCGATGACCAGACCAGAACGCGCGAATGGTGGATGACCACCTGACGCACTGGTGGCTGGTTCTCTGCCTCGCGGCGCGGCTGTTCCTGGTACTGGTAGGTCAGCGGCTCCCCATAACGGCGCGAGGTCTGATCAAGCTCCCAGGAGGCAACCTTCAACTCGCCCTGCCAGACAGGGATCACGTCCCAGACGTCTTGCAGTCCACGAATACGGCCCAGCGGCTGATTCCACTCAAGGCCGTCTGCGACCTGCAAGATCACTGCGGCGTAGTCTCCGACCATTGACCGGCGATCCGCCTCGGCCAGCTTCTGCCAAAACCGCGTATCACCAGCCCAGACCTTGAAGGCTTTCTCAAGCGGAGTCGGATCGTGCGCCTCCTCGGCCTCGAAAAGTTCCGGATCACTCTCCCAGACCTTCTCGATGTGAACCTCGACCGCCGCCCGCGCCAGTGGGTTGCGGCCCCACATATGCTTGAGCATATCAAAGCTGATATCGTCCGGCCAGCCGAAGTCCTTGTAGTGGTCATGCTTGTCAGACCCACCCAGCACGGAGGCAAGGGCGGACCTCATGCGAGCCGCGGTCGAGTTCATCAGGAAGCGCATGTTGTGGGCAGTCACCGTCTTCCTCCTGTATGCCTGCCCGACAGCAGTATGTTGATTGAGGCCACCGAACGCTGTGGGTAGTAGCACATGACGAGCGCGTCAGCGAGGTTCGGCGACAGCGTTCCTGCCGGCATCTTGTTGATCATTACTTTCAGGCGCCCAGATCGCGCAATGGTGACCTGGCTTAGTTGTTTCCGCAGGGTTGCCAAATGCGGCAGATTGGATGGCAAGCTAATCAGTTCCGACTCATCGAATTGGGCGCCATCAGTAACTGCCCGAAAGGTGTTCTCGAAAAGCCGCGCAACATGCCACCAAGCCTGCGCCTTGAAGTTCTCGAAGAAGTCGCCGTTGCGTGGTGACTCCGAATCTCCTGGAACCATGAATCCTTCTGGATCCCTGACCTTGTCAGCCCCGGACCATGGCACGAAAACGAACTCCGGAGGAATATAGACTTCGGTGCCATCTTCGCGCCGCATGGTGTCCAGCCTTGCCGCCTCCGCCTTGACCCCGGAGCCAACCCCGACCTTGTCGTATTGGAGCTCGTGGATCTGAAGGTCCACGCAATGGCCCACAGCCGTGCGGGTCGTCAGGCCCGTGTCGCCCTGTCCCCACTCATCCAGGAAGCAGGCCACCTGCCCGTAGCGGGCCGCAAAAGCGTTCTTGTCCCCGACCCCGTCGTTGTCCGCGACGTCCAGGGCCGCAAGCCCTGGCAAGGTGGGGTGGAAACCCAGCTTGAGGTGGGCGTCGATTGATGCCGCGACATGTTCTTGCGGAATCAGGACACCCTTGACCGCTGAGGAATAGTCGCGGTCCACCTCTTGCGCAAACAGATGTTTCAGCCCGGAGGCGATAGCCTTCTGCTTGCGATCATCGTACCACGCCTGGGTCGTTCCCAGGGTCGGTGGCGCCAGTCCATCACGAAGACAGAGACCTTGCCCTTGACCACGGGGCCGCTGGTCCACTCTACCCCGGCCTCGCGCTTCTGGTGGAAGATATTGCCAATGCCGTTGACTGAGGAGATGTCGACCTGCACTCGGGTGTTGTCCCCGAGGGCCGCTTCTACCGCCTCTGGCCTTTCGTAGTGGGCGCTCTCATCCTTGAAGTAAATCGAGGTCCTGCCCCCGCGCCCGATGTTGTCGCCCGCCTCGCCAGTTATCGTCGATCCAGTCTCAGGGTTGATCACTTTCATGTGGGAAAAGTGAACGTTCGGGTTGAAACCCTTTGGCAGAAACTCCGGTGGCAGCCCCCGAATAAGTACCCGGATCTTCTCGAAGATGGAAGACGGGTCCCCGATCCGGTCAACAAGAATCTCCTTCCGCGAGCCCCAGCCAACGGCGGCGCCTGGCATAAACAGCCATAAGCAGACGCTGTAGGCACTAGCCACCCAGGTCGCGCCCATGTCGCGGGCCTTCTCGACCAGCCCGTCCTGCTCCCCCGCCATCAGGGCGTTCAGAAACTCGACCATCTGCACCTGCCGTTCAAACAGCAGTAGGGGCATGCGGGTCGGGAGCCCCAGGCTGACGTTCCGCGGATCGTAGGTGTCGCACCAATGACAAATGAACTCCGCGAAGTTCTCTGGCCGGCCGTAATAGGCTTTTGCCCCCGCCATCAGCTTGGGGTCTCGACGCAACTTCAATATCTGGGCCTGCCGCCACTGCCACACCGGAATCCAGTTCGGCGGCCAGTTACCCCTCGTCGCCTTGAAGCGTTGCTGCATATGCCGCCGCCGCCTCCTGCGGGGTCATGTCCGACGAGATCATGGTGATTGGGCCGCCATTCGGCCCGGTGTGCTCCTGGCGGTCCGCCAAGCCCAGCTCCCGCGAGATGATGTTGGCGTTCAGCATGTTGGCCGCCGCGCCCTCGAACTTCTGCGTGTAGATGATCTGGTCGCACATCCGCATGGCTTCCCCCAGGATCGGGTGATCGCGATACGCGCGCAGGGTCAGGTAGTCAACGCCAAGGAAGGTCGCGAGCCCTTGCAGGGTGTAGGGCCGCATCCTCGGCTGGCTGTGCCGAAGGACGACCGCCCTTGTAGTGGAATGGAACCTCCTCCCGCATCGGGTGGGTGTCAACCCATTGGAAGTAATCGATGGCCTCAAGCAAAAACTCTTCGGCGGTGTCGAACATCGGCTTGCCCTGCCGATGTTTCCGTACCTTCCAGAAGTGCTCAGCGTCAAACGACATCCTCGTATCCCATACCTTCGGACTTTGCCCCAGGGTACTGCCCTGGAGCGGGGCGGAAGGGCGGCCATCTACGACGCCGACGCGATGCTTCCTATAAGGCCTATTTGGCCCTCTCCCCCATATAGCCTCTAAATTCGCAACAGGAAAGAGGAAATTTGCAGTTCGCAAGAAGAATTTTGGAGTTGCAGAATGACATCTTCTTGCAACACCCTGACAACATGGCCGACTTGACCGCCAAATGGGCCGGCGGTAATGGTAACCCTGGTGCCCACAGGGGGCGGCGCCGGCGCGCGGTCGATTGCGGCTGGCTTGCGGGCTCCTGGTCCGTCGGTCAGGTGCCCGAGGTTGATATATTCCTGCATCCGTCGCAGCTCCAGCGTGGAACAGAGGCTCGGCTCTGGATCGACGCGGTTCTGGTAAAGCGGCCTCGCGAGCTGACGCTCGTAGGCGACCCGGCCAAACTTGCGGCCCATCCTGACCGGCACGAATAGGTACCCAGGGAGGGCCGCCCGACGGATCAGGATCTTCTTTTGCTTCCTTGGCAGCCTGGTCCAGCGGAGCACGATTGGCACCCAAAGCCCATACGCGGCGAAGTCGCCAGCTGTGGCCAAGGTCGCGGCTGGCGCACAAGTGAATACCAGGTAGTCGCTCATGGTAGCGCCCTCCCGCCCGATGGCCCCGTGGTGCATTTGACCGGCCGCTTCTTGGCGTATCGCTCCTCAGCCGCCGCGGTGGCGCGCTTGAAAAGCAGGATGGAGACCGCCTGCTCGGCCTCCATCATTCCACGTTCGAGCTCCTCGTTGAACGCGCCGCCGACGAACGCCGCACGGGCATCCCTGGCCTTCTGCTGCAACGCGTAGAGTTCTGGGTCGGTTCTTCGCTGCATCGCCTCAAGGCGGGCGCGGGCCTCCGGGTTCCTCATGACAATTGCTTCCTCTCGCTGGCCCCTACCTGATCGGCGAGGGAAATGCCAGCCGCAACATTGATGGCGTTGCGATCCGTCCGCCGCTTGGAGGCCCGCCTGGCCCGGAGCTGCCCGAACTCGGCCTCCAGCGCCGCTTGGATGGTGTCCACAGGTACCAGCGCCATCAGGCCGCGGGCCTCACCAGGGCTGCGGGTCTTTCGCTCGTTCTCTGCCCATAGTTGCTGGAGGCGGTACGTCAAGGCGTTGGCGATGGCGCGTTCGGCCTGGCTCTGGCTAGCGTAGCGCCCGGCTTGGAATTCGATCCTGGCGTTGCGCTTGACCTGATGCCTCAGGTATGGCATCATGGCCTGATACGCTGCCCGGCAGGACTCCCGGCCAGCGATCGTGACCCAGGTCTTGTTGCCGGATCGGCTAAAGACGATTCTACACCCGAAGAATCGGGCGGCAGCCCCGGTCAGGTTGCCCATCCATCCCTCGGCCTGCCAGAAGCTGTGAAGATCCTTCTCCACCGCGACCGGGTCGTCCATGGCGGCCGTCGAGATCGAAAGCAGCGACAGCCCATGCCGATTGAGCATATGGCGGACCATCTGCATGATCGAATCCGCCTCCTCGGTCGAGGTGGTGGACTCCGCCTTGGCGACCATGGCCGCGATCTTCCTTGCGATGTCGTATGCCATTGTGCTGCCCCTACATGTTGCCAGCAAGTTTATTGTAACGATCAACCCAATACTGGGACTTATCGTAGCATTTCTCGGCTTTGATATGATTTCCGCGCTCTTCCCAAGAGTTGCCATCTGCAAGCCACTTCGATGCTTGCTGTTCGGCCTGGATGATTTTGTCTTCGTGGCTGGTCATGATCATCTCCTCTTGCTATGCCCCATCATACCAGTTCGGCGAGGACGATGCAACACCTTTTTGAGAAAAGTTGTTACTTACGCCGATTCCAGGCGCGCCATTCGTTGCGGCTCGAGAACAGCAGCCAGCCCCCGGTCGCTCGCGCGATCACCACGGCTCTCGGGTAGTGCCGAGCAACGGTGCTGCGGCTTTTCATCAGATGGTCTTCGTCGGCGATGAATTTGATCATTGCGTGGTCCTCAGGGCTGGGGCGTCTTCCGGATTTGTGCTGGCGTCGGTCACGTCGACAAGAACACAGTCCAGGTCGAGCCACTGGATAACAACCCGGGCGCCGACGGACTCGAGATGCTTTTTCGCCCGTTTGGCTTCATACCAGCCAACCCAGCGTTTCGTGATGAGCTTTCCTGAGACGTAGGCGCTTAGAAGAAAATTGGTGGGCATGACCGTTGCTCCTTGGTTCGGTTAACTACGAGGAAAAATGGGCGCCCGAAGGCGCCCAAAGGTTTCACCTGCAGCTGTTCATGGAAACGTAAAGGGTGTTCTTCTTCGCTGTGATGACATTGCCGCCGATGTCGTTGACGAAGGTAACCTCGATGAAGACGCCGTTCTGGTTCCCGGTCCGGTAGCCGAGTCCGTAGATGGGATGGTGTACCATTTCTCTCTCCTTGGTTAACGTATAAACATCCTAACCCATGACGCAGGGCAGGTCAACGCTTCTTGCGAAGTATCTTGCCCAGCTCCTGCCTTGTGACCTCGACGGCCCCAGCCTTGACAGCGAGGGCTCGTTTCGATAGGGCAATGTCGAAGTGCTCGTGATGAGAGCCTGGATACTGAAGCCACTTCCTGTCGACTCCGATACGGTCGGCCATCGCCAGCAGCTCCGCAGAGGTATCGGCGACCATATGGCACATCACCATCCGGCCGTAGGCGGCTCTCACGCTGTCAACATAGACCGCCATCAGCCCTCTGCCCGATTGCGAAGTTCGTCTTGCACCGCCTGCAGCAGTTCCGTACGCTCCTCGTTATACGCCTTGCCCACCGTGAGGATGTGCGGATCGTACCCTGGGAACTCCCCGGCGTCTGCGCGAGCGTGGAAATCCTTGGCCTTCTCAATCTGGGCATCGAGAGCAACCTCGATGAAGGAAAGCTGTCTGGTTGTGAGCTGCATGATTATCCCCTTGCCTTCTTCCACTTCGAATATTGTGTGGCCGCGGTCGCCTCGGTTGATCCCAGCCGCGACGCAGGCGTCAATTATGGCCTTGCGGTCCGGCCCGACCCTATCGGCTATTTCCCAGACGCGGCCCGTCGCCCCCGCTCGGGGAAGGCCGGGGGGAGTTCCCCATCCGAAGCCTTGGCCCGGGATGTCGGGCCAATTTCAAGGGGTGTCGGGCGCTTTCTGCCGGCCGGGGCCGGCCGCCTCTGGCCATCCCGAATCTCGGCGACCTCGGCGAGGTCCGACAAGTCCTGAAATTTCGGCACCAGCACGACGACCCAGCCGTTGTACGGCTCGAGCTCGCACTTCGTCGAAGCGATCCGATCCGGGTGGGCGGCCAGCAGCTGGGCGGCGGCTTCCTCGGCGAGCGGCTTCTTCTCGTAGTAATAGGTCATGGTCACCCCCTCACTATACCCAATATACCTCACCTGACGAGATATGGCACTACCAAATCAGCCCCAGCGTCATAACGATTAGAGTCTCCCTTCGGATAGGGCAGCACAGGATACTTGAGTCGACTTAGCATATCCGCCTTCTGGCGCCGGTTCCCAGTCACCATAAAGTACCGGTGTTTTGGGTGGGGCTTGATGATCTCGATCCCGTTCTCCCGCGCCCATGCCCGAGGCGCAGTGATCCCGCGAGTCGACGTCAAGCTTAGGGCGTGCATAGGCTTGCCGTCGACCATATAGAGCACATCCTTGGATAGGGTGGCGCCTGTATACAGCCAGTTGGTCGCTTGGTAGATATAACCGACATGCCCCATAGCCCCGTCGGCGTAGCTCACCACCGCGCATGGGGATGGGAGCATCTGCAGCGACCTGCCCACAAGGAAGCTGGCGGCGTTGCGGGTTCTGGTCTGGACCACTAGCCTTGCGAGCTCGTATATCCTGAAGTCCCGGTCTTTGAACGCGTGCAGCTGTATCGGTGGCGAGGGCTGGCCGAAGACTACCACCCCCTGAATATGCCCATCCTCGATCAGCGCGAAGCCTGCCCAGAAGATTGAGGCGCGATGGCTGTAATGCTTCTTGAGCACAAATTCATCGCAAGTGCGTTTATCGCAAGGAACAACTTTCATTAGACCTCCAGGTCAGCGATGTAACGAAGACACGCGGTATAGGTGCCCTCGAAAATTACCCGGCCTGAAGGGCTGACCACTTCCGAAGGCGCGTTCTTCCCGGCGCGTATAGTATACCCCATGTCGTTCTCCTTTGCTTCTTCCTTCAATTTATAGCAAGGCGCAGAGCTTGACAACGTCTAAAGAGGGAACCCCAACTCAACCAGGAGCGAGGTCGGAGGCGCAGGGCTGAAGTGCACGTCGATGGCCTCGTACACCTCCTCCTCGGGCAGATCGATGACGATGAAGGTTCCAACGCTGGGGCGTTTGAACACGCGGGTGAAGTCGTCGGCGATTTGCGGTACTTCGGCGAAGCCTTGCGCTTGCAGCTTGGCGACCAAGAGGTCCAGGTCGGGGTGGAGGTAGGTGCTCATGATTGGGGCCTCCCGCAAGCGTTAAGCCCAGAGGGAACCGGGCGCTCATGGTACGGCAGGGGCTTACCTGCGACGGCTAGTGCGATGATCTGGTTGATGGTGGCCATGGTAGTTGCTCCTTGGTTGGCATTCTGGGCGCCGGCCCCGCAGGGCCCGGTCACCAGAAGGTCAATGCCTTATTTGATGAGAGTAAAATGCCCGAGCCCAAGGTTACGTGCAGCTGTCTCACGAATCATGTTGGAGGTGTAGCCGTTCTCCGACAACCACGCGGCGGCGGTGGCATTGGCCGCGGCCAGGAAGTAGCCATTGCTCAGCGCGACGCGTGTGAACATAGCGGCTTTCGTTGGGACTTTCATGATCTTGTTCCTTCCTTCTCTCTATACCTTCAATATAGGACACCTAGGTCGGCATGTCAACACCTTTCTGCGCCTTCAAGCGAATATACAACTCATGCTGGTACCAGAGCTTCGCCTGGTCAGCCACCAGGTCCGCGACCAGCTCCGAGGTCGTCGAGAATTGCCCACAGGGGGCGAAGTGTGCCGACTTCAGTCTGACGCGGAACCGCCACGGCGTCCTGTTCTGCCGATACATCAGGACCGGAATCTGACCTGGGCCAGCCTGTTTCAAAGTCTGCGTCCACCACGAGCCGACGCTCAAGGTCTCATGCCGCTTGACCTCGAGGGCAAGCCAGTCGAGACCCACAAGGTCATACCCTCCTTGTCGGCTCTGCATCAGGTTCCGTTTCAGCTCGATACCAGCCTCGCCCATATAGTCACAAACCGGCAGTGACCACTCGGCAAACACTGTAGCTGCCTCACGCTCGCCACGCTGTCCTTTACCACGACTCATATTACCAGCCATTTTATAGCATACTCCTTCATTCCTGTCAACCACCCCTCATTTACCCCCACAAATACCCTATACAACTTCAAATTATCCTTTAGAAATCAATAAGATATAATATATAGGGGTAGGGGGTATATAAGGGTATTTAATATTCCTTTATTATATGTTATATAGACATCTGTATATTACATCCCCATATTACTCTCCCCCTAAATCCTAAATTCCCCACCCCCATACCCTTCCTACCCTCTTGGCCATAACCCTTTGAAACTAAAGGGTAAATTGGCCTACCCCCAGGGGGATAGAGGGGGGATGGACCCTACCCCCCTACTCAAAATTCTCCCCCAAACAATACACGTCACCCTCACACCTGGCACCGACTTTCAATGCCTTTTGCTCATCAGACAGCTTCTGGAGGAGTCCCATATCCACCGCGTCTTGTAATGCGGCCTTGATGGCAAACGCAAGGCCACGAGGGTCCTGGAGGAAAGACGAGTGCTGCTTGAACCGCCGACGAAAGTATCCATACGGGATTAACGGCTCGCCAAGCAGCGCCTTCGGCACCTTATAGGTCTTCTCTCTTTTGTCCACTGGCATCTGCAAATAGTCCTTGATCGCCTTTACGACGGCCGGCGCCTTCCTTGCCTCGCCTTCACCCACATCACCTGTGGACACTGTGGACTCCAGCGTCTCGATATCCGCGCGCACAACTTGAATCGCCCACTCGACGTCCTCCACCGAGATCAGCGGCGCCAGATGATTGCGCCCGACGGCCAGCAAGGCGGCGACCCTCCTCATTTTGAGGTGAGCCCTGTTCCAGACCTCGGCCATGGCCCCGACGCCGGGCTCGTTGATACGGTCATCGCAGTACTGGTCGAATTGCCGGTCGAGGTTCTTCGCCTCGACCGAGAAGCCCACGTCGACCCAGGTGTTGTTGTGCTGCATTTGAATGACCGCGGCGACCACGCTGCCGAGGTGTTCGACCAGCTCGGCGCTCGGGGCTGACCAAGGAGTTTCGTTCGGTGGTACCCTCGGGCCATCGTAGGTGATGGACAGGAAGCGTGGCAGAAGCCCTTCCCCGACCATTCCGCTGGTGAAGCAGCTGTAGTAGGCTTCGGGCGTCGTATCGCCTAGGAAGCTGAACGCCGGGGATTCGATATCCTTGGTGTTCTTGTCGGTGTCCGAGTAGGCGGTGCCTCTCAGCATCTGCCCCTTGCCTGACTTGGAGAACAGCGACAGCAGCACCTGCCGCATCTTGACATCGAGCGCCGAGGCTCGCTTATCGGTTATGGCCCGAAGCATATGCCCGAACTCGGACAGCATGGAGACCTGCGCCGGGTTCTTGTCAAGAGCCCTGATCAGTGCCTGGCCGGATCCAAGCGCCCCCGGTCCGATGAATATGTCCACAGCTGGCATATTGGACCGGACCGCCTTGACCAGAGCCTCGATGCCGGACGGGGCCGATTCCTTGCCGCGCCCGGTCTCTGCCAGCAATACCACGTAGAGGTTGAGTCCTGTTCCGCCTACGTTGTATTGCCTTCCCATCAAGCCGGCCGCGAAGGCAAGCGCGCCGGCGAGGGCAATCTCCTTGACCGGTCTTGGGGCCGCCCTATAGATATAGTCTGCCACCTTGCCAATCAGCCCAGGCGGGAAGTCAGGTACCTTGGTGACGCTACTCGCCGGCTTGGTCATTGCCGCGGCGGCCAGCTGCCTCCCGTGCTCTACATTCGCGTCGCGGGCCTGTTCCGCGCGCCAGGCCCGAGCGAAGGTTCGGCCGAGGAGGTAATACTCCTCGTAATGCTGTGGGCTCTTGCCTTTTGCGTTCGGGCGGTAAAGGGCCGAGCCACGAAACAGCCGCAACGCTTGTTCATGATTGCGGGTGTAGAAGGCGATTATCTGGGCGAGGCTGGCGTCGCGCTGGGACCAGTCATCGTTCGGACCGGGCGCCTTGAAGTACAGCTCTTTGAACTTCTCGCCGTTCTTCGCGTGACTGGCCTTGTCCAGGATTTCAGCATCGGTGTAGCGTTCCGCCGCAGACTCCGGTAGGTCATGCTCTTGCCTGACCCCGCCCATTTCCTCGACCAGCCTTGCCAGCAGTTCGTCATGAGCGCGGACCGGGCTGTCCCGCGTTATATTGCCGGTGCAGATGATATAGCGTTCCTGGTCGTAGATTTCGACCGCGTCCCGATTCATCCCGCCGCCGATATGCCCGCGCAGGATAATATGGCACCCGCGGCCTGACTGCGACAGCTCGGAGTAGGAATCTAACGCGCCATAAATTTTCCGGTGGCGTTCTACCTGCTCTGGGGTTGTCCATCGCTGCGGGTCATTCGGGGCATTGGTTGCGTCCTTGACGTCCAGGTCGATGACCACGAATGGGTCACTCGTCGCCAGCATGAACCCGATCGCCGGCATCCCCGAGTTCATCGCCTCCTCGAAGGTCCCCCAGGTTGCCGGGTTGGTCGAGTCCGCCAGAATATGGGTAACCGGGTGGCGCGGCGCCTTGTCGACTTTGCCGTCGCCTGTGGGTTTGAGCGTGCTAACCGCCCATTGCCGCAGTCCGCGCATTTCTGCGGGGATGCGGAGCCACGCAAGATTTGCCATGTTATTCCCGCAGCAGGGGGGCGCCCGTCAGCATTTCGTAAAGCTGCTGGATCGTGTCCACATTTGGGCTCTTGATCATCGACCGACGAAAGCCGGTGACCCAGGTGATCGAAACATCGAGCTTGTCCGCAACTTCGCGGTCACTCAGACCGGAAACTTCCAGAAGCTCGCGCGTGCGATGCTTTAGACTTATCGTCGACATTTTTTGGGAAAACTCCTCGTGAAGGTAACCCCTATCCTATGGGTTGGGGGTAGGAATTTCAACCTGAATATTTTTGTTGGCCCAAATATTTATTGTTGAAAGCCCGGAAAGGAGGGTATATAAGGGGTCATGGCCGCGCAATACTGCCCCGCCTGTGTTATCGAGAGAGAGAACATGACCCTACCCGAAATCCTCCAAAGGCTGGGGCTTGACGCCCAGCCCAGGACGCAAGTCGAGTACGTCGACCAATGGCTCGCCGTCAAGGCTGTCGCCAAGTTGCTGGCTGACTACGAAATGTCGCAACGAAAGACACTTTTCTACCACACCTTCCCGGCGCCAAAGGAAGGGGCCAACACCTTCGATCTGGCGGATGGCCGGAAGATCAAGGCAACACACAAGATCAACCGGACCATCCTTGAGGACCAGATCGGGGCAGCGCGGCAGGCCTACTCCGAGCTCAACGACCGCCCCGTCGACTTCGAGGACCTCCTCAAGGTCAAATACGACCTGGTGGTCGCGCCATTCCGCAAGCTCGAAGGTCCGGCGCTCCTGGCCGTCAGCCGGATGGTCAACGCCAAGGATGGCGCCCCTGACTTGAAGGTGGAATGATGCACCGGCCCTTCGTCGACCCCTCCCCAAAGGCCTATACCGCCGAGCCGCTGACCCCGGTGGAAATTGATGTCCACCCGGACTGCGACCGCATCTGGGCCACGATCATGGCGCTGACTGACCAGCGCCATGAAGACCACGACTACGCTCAGTCGCTGTTCAGAAGATAGGAGTATGATGCCCCTCAACTTTTCAACCACTGACACCGAAAGCGCCAAGCACGGCGTCAAGGTGCTGGTCTACGGCCGGGCGGGGATGGGAAAGACCACCCTCTGCGGGACCGCCCCGGCGCCGCTGATCATCTCGGCGGAGGCCGGGCTGCTTTCCCTACGCAAGAAGAAGATCCCGGTCATCACGGTAACCACCGCCCAAGACGTTTGGGATGCCTTGAACTGGTGCGCTGGGCAAGCGGCCAAGAATGGGATCAAGACCATCTGTCTTGACTCCATCTCGGAAATCGTGGAGAAGAATCTCTCGGCCGCCAAGGCCAAGAGCAAGGACCCGCGCGCGGCCTACGGCGACATGGCAGACCAGTCCATCACCATCGTCAAAGCCTTCCGTGACCTGCCCGGCTTCAATGTCGTGGTCACCGCAAAGGAACAAACCAAGGCTGATCCGATCACCAATGTGAGTCGGGCCGAGCCGAGCTGCCCAGGCCAACAAGTTGGCCCGGCGCTGCCCTACCTGTTCGACGAGGTCTTTCACGCCGCGACAGGGCAGGATCAGCAGAACAAGACCTTCCACTATCTTCGCACACGCGCCTCTTTCAACGCCGACGCGAAAGACCGTTCCGGGGCACTTGAGGAGTTTGAGGCCCCGGACCTCACCGCGATCTTTGCCAAGATCGCAGCATCTTAAAGGAACGAAACCAAATGGTACAGATGAACTTTTCGGCCACCCAGTATCAGCCGAGCGCCGGCGCGGGTGGGGACGTCTTCGAGGACGGCCTCTATGCCTTCCAGATCACCAATTCGGAGATCAAGGAAACCAAGGCGAAGACCGGGTATATGCTGGTTTTCACCCTGACCTGCGTCGAGCCAGGCCACACCGGGCGCCGGTATACGATCCGGCTGAATATCGTCAATCAGAACTCCCAGGCGCAGGAAATCGCCTACGGCGAGTTGTCGGCGATCTCCCATGTCTGCGGCGTCCTCAACTGGTCCGATACCCAGCAGCTGCACGGCCGCCCCTTCAAGGTGCAGTTGGCGAAGAAACCGCGCCAGGATGATCCAACCAAGTTCGGCAACGACGTCCTCGGCTACTTCGATATGAACGGCAACCCGCCCGCGGCCAACGGGGGAAACGCTTCTGCCCCGGCCCAGGCGCCACAAGCGGCACCGGCCCCGTACTCGCCGGCGACGGCCCCTGCTCCGGTCCCGGTCCCGGCTGCTGTCGCGGCTCCGGCCGCTGCACCTGCGGCAACGCCGGCCGCCGCCCCTGCCCCTGCCCCGTGGCAGGCCGCGCAAAGCCCGGTCCCGGTCCCGCCGCCTGGAACCCCGACCCCGCCGTGGCAGCAGGGCTAAATACCAGTCGGGGGTAAAAGCCCCCGACCCTTCCAACCTTCAGGCATAGGATTGCCCACATGGAACGACTGCTCCACCCAGCCTCGCTCGGGTATATGTTTGCTTACATCTTCTTGCTCGTCATGGTCAACCTTGGCTTCTCCGTGGTGCCAATGGTCGACTTTGGCTTCGGCCTGTTTTCGCCGATGGCTTTGCTGGTCGGTGGCGTCTTCGTCTTGCGAGACTACGTCCAGCGCGCCGCAGGCCATTGGGTGCTCCTCGCCATGGCGATCGGCCTCGGGCTGTCCTACGCACTGGCTGACCCCTATGTGGCCCTCGCCTCGGCCGCCGCCTTCGCCATCTCCGAGCTCACCGACTATCTGATCTACTCGGTGACCAAGCGCCCTTTCCGAGACCGGGTCTTGCTATCCTCGTTCATCTCTACCCCGGTCGACACCTTCGTCTTTCTGGCGCTGATCTCCGGACTGACCACCGGCACCTTCGTCCTCATGGTCCTGTCCAAGCTCGCGGCGGCGGCGATCGTCTGGCTCACCAATCGGCAGCTGGAACGGGAAGAGGCTGAGGAGCAAGAGCTCTACTCAACCCAGCACCATTAAAACGTTCGGCCCCTACGGGGGCCGACTCCCCTGTTCAACGGAACAAGGTACCATCATGCGCGCTACGGTAATCACCGACGCTTCATTCTGCCCAGAGACAAAGGTCGCCGGCTGGGCCGGGTGGATCAGAATCGACGGGCACCCCGTACCCATCAAGCGCATGGGCAAAATCAAAGGCCCCGTCAACGACGCCACAGAGGCCGAGGTCTACGCCGCCCTCAACGGCATCTGGGTAGCCGTCATGTCAGGGGCAACCCAGGTCCTCATCCAGAGCGATTGCATGTCGGTCATAAACCTCGTGCAGCGGAAGGCTTTGTCGGTTAGACTTATCAAGATCTGGGACGAGGCGCTGGCCCGCCCGGAGTTCGCCACTGTGGGCATCACCGCCGCGCACGTCAAAGGCCATGGTCTGATTAAGGACGCGCGCACGTTCGTAAATGCTTGGTGTGACACGAACGCTCGGGCCGCCATCGGCAAAGGGAAAAGGAAAAGCAATGAACGGCGCGGACCTCGTAAAACTCATCGACAAAACGGTCGCTGACGATCAAGCCGAAAAGCCGCGGAGCCACCTGGGCGCCTCGGTGATTGGACGCAAATGCCCGCGGCAAATTTGGTACGGCTGGCGCTGGTTCTACCACGTCAAGCACACCGGCCGCATCCTGCGGCTTTTCCGCCGAGGGCACCGGGAGGAACCGGAGATCGTCCGCTGGCTGCGCAAGGCTGGGCTCGAGGTCAGAACCCACAGTGAACGGCTCGTGTATTGCGGAAGCTACGAGCTGATCCCATGGGACGCCGCGATACCAATGCACTACGAGGACGTCAGCGAGTCGCCTGAGCATCTGGCCATCGCCGAGGAGGAGCACGGCGTCGTCCCGAAGCAGTTCCTATTCTCGGCCCATCGTGGGCACTTCGGCGGCTCGAATGACGGGCTGGTCGCCGCCTTCGCCGACAACCTGGAAGGCCCAGGCAACCTTGAATGCAAGACTCATGGCGAGAAGTCCTTCGCCTTGGTAAAAGCTAAAGGCGTGCTGTCAGCCAAGCTCGAACATTATGTCCAAATGCAAGTCTATATGAAATTTTTCGAGCTGAAGTGGTCGCTCTATATCGCGGTCAACAAGAACACCGATGAATGGTACGCCGAGATCGTCCACTACAAGCCGGAGGTCGCGGACGCCTACGACGACCGCGCCGGCAAGCTGATCGCCGCCGGTCAACCGCCTCAGCGCATCACCGAGGACCCGTCCTGGTGGGAATGCAAGTTCTGCGATTTCCGCGAGGTCTGCTTCCATGGCAAGACCCCAGCGAAGAACTGCCGAACCTGCGTCTATTCTGAACCCGTCGATGGTGGGGAATGGTACTGCCATCAGCACCACGGCATCATCCCGAAAGATTTCAGCCTGGCAGGCTGCGACAACTGGACGCCTTTTGAATGAAGAAACAGCCTAGGGATTACCAGCTGGCCGCTTGTGACGCTCTCTGGAATCAGGTCCACACGAACCCAACCCAGAACCCGCTCTGCGTCATGCCGACCGGGACCGGAAAATCCTTGACCATGGCGCTGTTTATCTGGGGCATGCTGACCAGATACCCTCACCTGCGCATTATGAACCTGACTCATGTCAAGGAGCTGGTAAAAGGTAACTACAAGGCACTGCTGGAAGTCTGGCCAAGCGCGCCGGCCGGGGTCTACTCGGCAGGGCTGGGGCGCAAGGATATCCACGGGCAGGTGACCTTCGCTGGCATCGACTCGATCCGCAGGGCGGTCCCGAGGTTCGGTCGCATTGACTTCGTACTGATTGATGAAGCCCACAGGGTCTCAGATGATGAGAAGTCCGGGTACTTGAAAGTCATTACCGAGCTGCGCAAAATCAACCCGGCAATGGCGGTCGTCGGCTTCACCGCCACAGACTACCGCATGGGGATGGGGCGCCTGACTGCTGGGAAGCTGTTCGATACCGTATGCTTTGACCTGAGCGATGGCCCGGCCTTCGTCTGGATGTGCGACCAGAATTATTTGATACGCCCGGTTCCGAAGGCCACCGCGAGTTCTGTAGATGACACCGGGGTGAAGATCAAGGCTGGCGAGTTTGAGGAAGCCTCTGCGGCGGCCGCTGTCGAGGTCATCCTTGAGCAGGCCATCGACGAGATCATCGAGCGCGGGGATGACCGGCAGGCCTGGCTAATCTTCGCGCAAAGCATCGACCATTGCGAATTGATAGAAGACATGTTCAGGTATAAGGGGTTCACCGTTGAGGCCGTCCATTCCAAGAGAGCTGACCGGGATGCTGTCCTCGACCGATTCGCCAAGGGCCAGACCCGCGGCGTGGTCAACAAGGACATTTTGACCACCGGCTACGACAACCCGAGGATCGATCTGATTGCTTCACTTCGGCTGACCCGCAGCCCAGGGCTATGGGTACAGATGGTTGGCCGCGGTACTCGTCCGTGCTGGGAGCCCGGGTACGACCTGACGACCTGGGAAGGCCGCCGCGATTCGATCCTAGCCAGCCACAAGCAAGACTGCCTTGTGCTGGACTTCGCCAAGAACACCGTACGCCTCGGGCCTATCAACTACCCGACCATCCCGAAGTCGCGCAAGGGCGGCGGTGGCGAACCTCCAGTCAGGGAGTGCCCGGTCTGCGGGGAATACATCCACATCAGTATCAAAGTGTGCCCATGTGGGTATGAGTTCCCGGCGCCTCAGACCTTGACCGCGGTTGCGGCCAGTATGCAGCTCGTTCACGATGTCAAGAACCCGCCGCCGAAGGAGTACGGGGTCTACGGGGTCTCGCAGATGTTCGCCCAGAAGCACCCCGGCAAGGTGGTCAACGGTGAGCAGAAGCCGCCCTCGATCCGCGTAGACTACTTTGCGGGCGCCAAGAGGTTCACCGCTTGGGTCTTCCCGGAGCACCAAGGCTTTGCCTTGAAGAGGTCGCAAGCCTGGTGGTCCTGGCACGCGCGCGCGGCCGGCCTGAAAGACTTGACTATGCCGGCGACCGTCGACGCCTGTATCGCCGCCTTCAATACCTTGGCGGTGCCCAAGTTCCTCAAGGTCTGGCTCAACACGAAGTACCCAGAGATCGAAGACTACGACTTCCGCGGCACGCGGTTCGAGCTTCCGCCGGAGCTCGGCGGCCCGGCCTTGCAGGAGCCGGAGAAGGAGCCAGAGCGGCCGCCGCTGTCTGACGAGCAGTTGAAGAATTTAAGGGAGATGTTCGACGATGAAATACCCTTCTGAGCTTGAAGCCGCGCTGCGGCAGCTGCTGGACCAGGCGTCCATCGCGCGCACCTGCCTTGACTGCGAACACTTCACCGAGGGGCCAGACACTTGTGGGCTGGTCCATCCACCGGCCAGACCGCCCGCGAGGATCATAGTCCTTGGGTGTCCAAAATATGTTGCAGCGATCCCGTTTTAGGTGTTGACACACGCCATGCCTTGCCCCATATTGAAGGTATAAGGAAGCGCAACATACCAAGCCCTGGAGAGAGCCAATGACCATCAAGACCTATTCCCGCGCCCGCACCGCAGTCGCATTCGTCAACAAGGTGCTGGCAGACCACACCGCGGTATCCTCGGTGTTCGCCGTGACCGCGAAAGACGTCGGGGCCGACCGCTGGACCGCCCGCGTCGACTTTGCTGACGCCGAGGCTGATCTGCCGGCCGGCCTGGTCGAAGCCTTGGAAGGTTTCGAGCTGGTTTTTCCTGCGGTGATCAACACCAACCTCGGCAATTTCGATCCGACCGACGAGGAGCTGGCACAGCATATCGGCAAGGATCTTGCCGGCGGCACCATTCATCCCCAGCCGACGGCCGAGGATGAAGCCGCATATGCGGAACAGCAGCTTGAAGCCGGCCAGGAGCTGACCGAAGATGACTACGCGGAGCTGGCGGAGGTTGGTGACCCGGATGGGGCCGAGCTCGAGGAGCCCAAGAAGACCAAGAAGCCGGCCTATATCCACGAGGCTTCGGTGGCCGAAGGCCCGACCAAGCGGGTGTGGGCCATCGCCGACAGCATGCCGGGCGCCAAGCGCAAGGACGTGATCGAGGCCTGCCGGAAGGTCGGAATTGCCTTCGGTACGGCGCGCACTCAATACCAGAAGTGGTACAAGGCACAGGCCGCAGAATAATTCGGCTGTTCCTACAGAAAGTCCTTGGCCCCAAGGTGGGGCCGAGGTATATTAAAGTCTCAAGGGCACGCGCCCAGGTAACCAAGACAGAGGAATGAAAGTATGAAACTCCTGAAGCTGACGAATTTTTACGCCACAGCCGCCATGTCGGCCCCCGTCGAAGGCGCCCCCGCCGCGGCCGAGAAGGTCGTCAGGCCGAAGCTGCTCTCGCAGAACGGCGTGTCCCAGCCCTCGCTCGGCACCAAGACCCGGCGCGTCTGGGAAATCGCTGACGAGATTTCCGCCGCGGAGGGCCGCCCCGCGCTGCGCGGCGAAGTTGCCGCCAAAGCCGAGGCCGAGGGGATCAACAAGGGCACGATCGCGACCCAGTACGCCAAGTGGTGCATCTTCTACGCTGTCGACGCCGGCGTCCGCAAGGCCGCCCGTGCCGCCAAAGCCGCGGCGAAAGAAGCCGAGGCGGCGCCGCAGGACGAAGAGGTCGACGGCGCGTAATAGGCGGGGCGACGGGCGCTTAGGTTCCCGCCGCCCTGTCCTTCATGATACGAAGCGACACATAACCCAGCAGAGGACACCTGCGAATGAAAAACCTTCAGCGCCCCACCGGGCGCAGGTCCCATGATGGACAAACACTCCTGCTCCATTCAATCTTCTACACGATCCAAGGCGAAGGCCCACACGCGGGGCGCGCGGCGATATTTGTCCGCCTCGCCGGATGCAACCTGCAATGCCCGCTGTGCGATACCGAGTATACCGCGGGCGCCCAGGAGCTCGAGGTCGGGCGGATTGTCGAGCAAGTTTATGCCAAGTACCTGAGCCAAGGCTGTCGGCTGGTCGTTCTGACCGGGGGCGAGCCGTTTCGCCAGAACACCCACCCGCTTTTGCAAATCCTTATTGACGAAGGGTTCGAGGTCCAGATCGAGACCAACGGCATGCTGGATCTTGGCGGGACCGCGAGCGATCAGACCCTCTACCAGCTTGCACGCGGGCATGGGAAGATCACCACTGTGGTGTCGCCAAAGACCCACAAGGTGGCGCAGTCGATCCGCGACGTTGCGGACGCCTGGAAGTTCGTAATCACCAACGACTCGGTGCACCCAGGAGACCTGCTGCCGCTGACCGCGCTCAATCACCCGATCCCAACTGGGCAGCTCCTCGCCCGCCCGCACGAGACATGGGAAGGCCCGGTTTATGTCCAGCCGGCCGACGAGCAGGACACGTTCCTCAACGCCGCCAATATGGAAGCTGCGGTCAACTCGGTGATGACCTACCCGCAGAACCGCCGCCTCTGCTTGCAGATGCACAAATACGCAGACCTGGAGTAAAGGAACCAAGATGTACGCCTCAACGAAACAATACGGCCACGAGCTCGGGCTGTCTTCGGCATTCCGGCAATGGCGGGCGCATTCGCATTGTCGATTCATCCACGGCTACGCGCTGGCGGTCAAATTCGTGTTTGAAGCCGATGAGCTCGACCGCCACGGGTGGGTTGTCGACTTCGGATCGCTCAAGTCCCTGAAAGGGATTCTCGAGGACAACTTCGACCACAAGCTGCTGGTCGCCGAGGATGACCCCGAGCTCGAGACCTTAAAGCGCCTCGAGGCCCGCGGGCTGGCTCAAGTGCGGGTGCTGCCCGCTGTGGGCTGCGAACATTTCGCCGAATACATCTACGGGGTCGCGGAGGTCTGGCTGCGCGACAACGGCTATGCCCCGCGGGTGCGCTTGGCTTCGGTCAAGGTATGCGAACACGGCGCCAACACCGCCATCTACGCAAGGGAGAACTCGTGGAACGGATAAGCAAGATCTATGGGGCGTCCTTGGAGCTACTCAAAGGCCTGGAGCCCAAGACCCACACCCGCGAAGGATTGCGGGAGACCCCGGCCCGGGTGGCGAAGGCGTGGGAGTTCTGGACCAGCGGCTACGCGTTGAAGGCCGAGGACATTTTGAAGGAGTTCGAGGACGGTGGGGAACACTATGACGAGATGGTGCTGGTCAAGGATATCCCGGTTTACTCGAAGTGCGAACATCATTTGGCAGATATCTTTGGAACCGCGACGATTGCCTATATCCCCAACGGAAGAATTGTTGGTCTTTCCAAGCTATCCCGGCTTGCCGATCTTCACGCTCGCCGTCTCCAGGTCCAGGAGCGATTGACCAATGATATCGCCGAGGACCTTTGGCGCTGCCTCAAACCCAAAGGGGTCGGAGTCATCATCAAAGCCCGTCACATGTGCATGGAATCCCGCGGCATCTGCCAACAGGGCCATTACACCGTGACATCCGCCCTGCGAGGGGCCATAAAAGACCAGTCCGAGACGCGGGCTGAGTTTATCAAACTGGCATCATAGGAGAAAACAAAGCCATGCAGACCATCGAGAGAGAATACGAGCCCACATTTGGCGGCAGGGACGACGTTCTGGTCGTCTTCTCCGGTGGACAGGACTCGACCCTGTGCCTCTTCTGGGCGCTGGAGCATTACGCTGGAACCGTCCACGCGGTGACCTTCAACTACGGGCAGCGTCACAGCGCCGAGCTGGTCGCGGCCGGCCGGATCGTCGAGCTGGCGAAGGCTTGGTACCCGGAAAAATTCGGCACCCATGAGGTTGTCAACCTTGGCCCGATCCTGAAAGGTACCAGCCCATTGGTCTCCGGCGCCGATCTGGAACAGTACGCCGACCATGCCTCGCTCCCTGGCGGACTGGAAAAGACTTTCGTGCCGATGCGCAATCAGCTGTTCCTGACCCTCGCCGCAAACCGCGCCTTCTGCCTCGGGATTGACACTGTCGTGACCGGGGTCTGCCAAGAGGACTTCGGAGGCTACCCGGACTGCCGGCGATCCTTCATCGACCGGTTGGCTTCGGCGACCAGCGAAGGCACCTTCACCGAGGAGGCGGGGTTCATCGGGGGCTTCGCGATCGAGACCCCACTGATGGACCTGACCAAGGCCGAAAGCGTCAACTACGCGCGGACGGCCTACCGCCACGCCTACACCGCTTGGGCGTACAGCCATACCGCCTACGACGGCCGCTACCCTCCGCTCGGGCATGATCACGCCAACCTGTTGCGGGCCAAGGGGTTCGAGGAGGCCGGGGTCCCGGACCCGCTGGTCGTTCGCGCCGCCCTGATCGACTACGTGATGCCGCTGCCCGATACTGACAATTACACCAGCGCCTTGGCCGAAGCCGAGATCGAGAGGCTTCTCGCGGACCTCCCCAGAGACCCGCTTGTCGCGGCCTGACATCCTAGGGTAGGGGCTTTCCCCTACCCTTCACCACCCAAATCCCAAAGCCTAATGTCGGGGGAGATTTTCGCGGTGAACCTTTATATCGCAGGGCTCTACACGACTGGGTATAGCCAACAAGAAAACACCAGCTTTTACCGAAACGCCGCGCCAAACTCTCGCGCGCTCCGCTGCGGGGTGGCCCACCACCTCGAGTCCTACCACTACATCCACAAGGGGCGGTACTGCGAGCTGATTCGCGCGGATAAGGTCAAGGTTTTTCTCGACTCCGGGGCCTTCTCCGCCTTCTCGCTGGGGGCCACGATCCACCTCGAGGAGTATGCCGAGTTCATTAAAGAGCACCAAGACATGATCGAGATGGCCTCGGTGCTGGACGCCATCGGCGACCCTGTGGGCACCTACCACAATCAGAACAAGCTGGAGTCCATGGGCGCCGAGGTGCTGCCATGCTTCCACTATGGCGAGCCGCTGGACCTCTGCGAGTACTATGTCAAGAACTACCCGTATATGACTATTGGCGGAATGGTGCCAATTCCGAACAACAAGCTCGAGGTCTGGCTTGACGAAGTATGGGATAAGGTGCTCACCGACAAAGACGGCTACGCCCGCGGCAGGGTTCACGGCTTCGGCCTGACCGCCAGAAAACTTATGCTTAAGTACCCTTGGTATTCAGTCGACTCCTCATCATGGGTGCAGGCTGGCGCCAACGGTAGCATCATCCTCCCAGAGATAAGCCAAGCAATCAGCATTTCTGAGCGGTCTCCCAGCGCGCGAGACTTTTCGCGCCATTATGCGACTTTCCCGGCGATGGCCAGGCGACGGGTCGACGAGCTGCTTACATACTACGGCACCTCAGCGGAGGAGGTCTCGACAGATTATCGTGCAAGATGGTCCCTGAACGCGTATGCTTATCACAGGCTTGGGGTCATCCTGGGCGATGACCATTGGCGGAAGCCGTTCAAGGCCCGGCAGAAAGGACTGTTCGACTAATGCTCAGTAGCCTCAAATTCGCGCAAGGCGCCATCAAGCGCAACGGCGTCGCCCCGGAACTTGAGCACTACCAAATCAAGGACGGGAGAGTGGTCGGCTTCAACGGCTACATGGCGTTGTCGGCCCCGATCCCGCTCGATATGGAGGCGCTGCCTAAAGCCGATCTGTTCTTCAAGGCGTTGCAGGCCTGTGACACCGCCGAGCAGGTCATCCTGAATCAGACGCCGGCCGGCAGGCTGCATATCAAGGCGGGCAAGTTCTCGGCCTTTATCCCTTGCCTTGAGAAGGAGATTTTCGAGGCGCGCCCACAGGGGGAGGTTTTCCCCGCGCCGCCTGGGCTGGCCAAAGCCTTCTCCAGAATGCTGCCGTTCATCTCCGATGACGCAACCCGGCCTTGGGCCATGGGGCTGCTGATCGACCGCGGCGCCTTCACGGCGACGAACAACATCGTGATCCTTCAACTGTGGGCTGGGCATAATCTTCCGACCATCAACTGCCCGAGGTTCGCCGTGGCGGAGGTGGCCAGGATCGGTACCGATCCGATCAGCATCCAGACTGATGGGGCCTCGATCACCTTTCACTACGAGGATGGGCGCTGGCTACGGACCCAGGTTCTCACCGAGGAATGGCCAGCAATTCAGATGAACAAGATTCTGTCCGAGCCGGCGACCTTGTCCCCGCTACCGCCCGGGCTTTTCGAGGCGGTCGACATGCTCGTTCCATTCATTGGCAAGGACAGCAGCGCCGTTCACTTCGGGCCGGGGTGGGTCAGCACCAACCGCAGCGTCGATGACGAAGCCGGGGCGAGGGTAGAAGTGCCTGGGCTACTGGGTGGGCAGGCGTTCCACATCAAGGCGTTACAGATGCTGGCCGAGGAGATAGAAGGTATCGACTTGACACTATACCCAAGACCTTGTATATTTCAAGGACCGGCCTCGCGCGGCGCCATCCTTGGGATGAACTTCTGATGCGTTTTGACTCGTTAGGAATGTTTTGGCAGGACGCCCCGACGACCAAAGGCCGCCGCGAGAGAGTGCTCGGTCCTATGCCGACCATCCCGGAAACCGGGTGGCAGCCACCGACCGACTTCCCGAATCTGAGCGCCGCCAAGGTGATCGGCGTCGATACCGAAACCTGGGATCCAGACCTGCGCAGCGCCGGCCCTGGGTGGGGCCGAGGCAAAGGTCATATCGTCGGGGTCTCCTTGGCAGTCCCCGGCAAATCCTGGTACTTCCCGATCCGTCACGAGACCCAGGCGGAGCTTAACATGGATGCTCAGCAGGTGCTGCGCTACGTCGGGCACGTGCTCGGGGATGCCCGCCCTAAGGTTGGCGCGAACCTGATCTACGACCTGGGTTGGCTTCAATGGGAAGGGGTTGATACTGGTACCGGCCGCTTCTATGATATACAGTTCGCGGAAGCCCTGCTCAACAGCGAGACCCCAGACGTCAGCCTTGACAGCCTGGCCGAGCGGTACCTAGGGGTCGGCAAGGTCACCGATATTCTCTACGCCTGGCTCGCCTCCTGGCTCGGTGGCAAGCCCGGCCCAGACCAGCGCAAGCATATGGCGCAGGCCCCAATCACTCTGGCCGGCCCGTATGCAGAGGCGGACGCCGCCCTGCCAATCGCGATCCTCGAAAAGCAATGGGAACCGATGGCGGCCCGCGGTGTGCTTGACCTATTCGATATGGAATGCCGGCTGATCCCGCTCCTGGTAAAGATGCGGCTCAAAGGCGCCCCTGTGGACCTCGAGAAAGCCCACAGGGTTTACGATGAGTTCGGCGATCGGATGCAGGTGGTCGAGGACAAACTTAAGCATATCGCGGGGCAGCCGGTCAACCCGAATGCTGGGGCCAGCATCAAATCGGCGTTCGTGCGGCACGGGATACCGATCCCGACCAGGTTCGATAAGCAGAAGCAGGTCACCAAGGAATCCTTCTCGGCGGACTTGCTGGATCTGGTCGGGCACCCGATACCAGACCTTATCGTGGAGCATCGCAAACTGGCGAAGGTCCGCAACACTTTCATCAAAAGCTACATCATCGACAAGAACGTCAACGGGCGGGTACACTGTACCTTTCATCCGCTCAAGAGTGACGACGGCGGCGCGCGCTCAGGGCGCTTCTCCTCTTCCGACCCGAACCTCCAGAACATCCCGGTCAGGACGGAAGAAGGACAGCGGGTACGGGATGTTTTCACGGCTGAGGGTCTTTGGCGTAAATGGGACTACTCTCAAATCGAGTATAGGCTGCTGGCCCACCACGCCGTTGGCGAAGGATCTGAGGAACTACGCCGGACCTTTACCAACAACCCTGATGTCGACTATCACGAGCTGGTCGGCGAGTTGGTGCTTCGGCTTACCGGGATCGAGCTCCCGAGACGAAATATCAAGACGATCAATTTCGGCCTGATCTATGGTATGAGCCAGCCGGAATTGCAGAAACGTCTAGGACTTGGTCGCTCGGAGGCCGCCGGGCTATTCCAGAACTACCACAAGGCCGCGCCGTTCGTCAAAGCCACCATGGAGGCGGCGGAGAATGAGGCCCACAGGTTTGGCTACGTCCAGACCCTGCTTGGGCGCAAATCCGATTTCCTGCTCTGGGGCCCGGAACGCTTTGAGCCTGGGGCTCCTGGGCTAGAATATAACGCCGCGCTGCTGCGCTGGGGCCAGGTCAAGCGGGCTTTTACCCACAAGGCGGTGAACCGGAAGCTGCAGGGCGGGGCGGCCGATATCATGAAGAAAGCCATGGTCGACTGCTACGAGGCAGGGCTGTTTGAAGAGGATGCCTGTGGGATGCCGCTGCTTACCGTTCACGACGAACTCGATTTCGACGACAAGGGCGATCCGGAACGCAAAGCGTGGAAGGAGTTCAAACATACAATGGAGAACTGCGTTCCGACCCGGGTGCCTGTCGTTATTGAAAGCAGTAAAGGCAAAACCTGGGGCTCGGCCGATTAAACCTGCTGAATAGGCTCGGCGCGTATGGTATGATATTTACACGGCGCAATCCCGCGCCCTACTAAGGAGACGAGGATGAATAAACTGCATCTGATGAGCGCGCTGGCGATGGCCTGCGTCATGGCGGCCCCGGCCTTCGCTTCCAACGCGCCCTGCGAACTGATCGACAAGGGCGGATACAAGACCTGGAACAACGGGGCCTGCTCATCGGCCAGGACCGACAACACCGCGTCCTACGTCATGGGCGAGGACGGAAACCTGCACAACGACAAGTCCGTTGACTCGAAGGGCGCCGGCAAGGCCAAGCAGGACTGACCCAACAAGGGCTGCGCTGCAACTTGTGGCGCAGCCCACCACAGCAACAGGAGCCGCTTTTATGGTCGAGACAATCAGCCAAGGCACCGTGCAGGCCAGGAAGCCGCACCAGTGCTTTCATTGCTACCGCCAGATCGGATACGGCGAGCGGTATGAGTTTCAGGTGAACAAATACGACGGCGCAATCTACACGCTGCGCTGGCACCTGGACTGCGAACAGTGTGCGAACGAATTCTATGCCGCAGACTTGTATTACGATGACAGCGGNTTCCCGTCCCTACGGGATGAACTTCTGAACAGCGGTGTATATCAGGAGGAACTCAACTATCTGCGCGGGTTCTACCCTCATGTCGTCGCGCGCATGGAACTGACGGATCAACTTTTCTGCCAACTGTGACGGAGCCAGACCAATGACCGCCTCTATCCACCCCATCCCTACCCGCGCCAACGCGCTCTCGCTTGCCCGCGCCGTCACCAGCCGCCCCGACATGCACAGCAACCGCGTCCTGCTGGATGCCTGCGACATGCTCGACGAATACGGAGACTGGATGGACGCGCAGGTTGCCATGCAGCTCCGGCGCACAATTCCGGTCGAGGACGTGATCCATGTTCGCGGCTATGAGGACGATGCAGACAGCATGGCCCCCGGCTGGTGGATCCTGCCCGGTGCCGCCATGTCGCTGTTGCTGCTCGCCGCAATCTCATGGTGGCTGCTGTGAGTAGCTACACCGTGCGCCACATCGGCCGCAGCACCATTCAGGATACCACCATGGCACAACCAGGAGACGGCGTTTACATCCCGCAGCACGGGGAGGCCGGGGCGATCAAGCTGGCGCGCGACACGCTGTCTCGCTGGCAAGACAACGGCTGCCCGGGCTGCCGGGGCGACTGTGGCTCCGCTAATCCGCCGGTCAGCTGCTGCATCATGATCCAAACGCGCGATGCTCTCTCTGCGCTGTCCGCCGCCGCCAACGCGGTTGCTGATGCTGCCGAAGCCGCTCTCTCCGCCCCCGACGAGAAAGACGCGGAGATTGCACGGCTGCGGGAGGCGCTGGAACTGGCCCGCAGCCTTTGTGACACACCCATCGCCCGCAGGCGACTTGGCATCGAGGCGAATGACGAGCGCATTATCGCCATCCGCGCCGCCCTTTCCCCACCTGATCTCGGCCCCGTTCCGAAACTCCCACAGGAGACCAGACCATGACCACCATTGACTCGAAGAACTCTGACCAGGACTGGTCCTGGCCGCCCTCAATCGACCCAGATAAAATGCTGCAGCACATCGACAAGATCAACCTGCTGATCACTGGGGTCTTCTATGACGGGAGTTGTTCAACCACGCTCAACAGCCTGGCAGATGACCTAATGACCCTTGTCTACTCACCCGACTATGGAGACTGAGATGACCACCAAACAAACACCACCGATCACCTACGACGAAGCGCGGACCATCGTCAGAAGCCAGCCAGGGGTTTGGCCTCAAGGCATGGTGGACGAGGCGAACGAAGTGCTTGACCGGGAGCTTCGCGCGGCGATCCCGAACCTCTGGACGCCCATCAACGACGACGAGGACGAGGAAGGCGACGGCTCCGCATGGGGCCTCGTGTTCATGCTGTCAGCCGCGTTCTGGCTCGTGCTGGGCTCTGCCCTCTTCCTCTGGAGGTTGTGGTGACCGACAAACCTATCTTCTCGGTGATCCCCGGATCGGGCCAACCGAGCCACGACACCTGCGGGGAGTTGGCAGAGCGGGTCAAGGATCTGATCTACGAATACTCCGGCCAGCTCCCGCTGGCCGCAGCAATCGGAGTGCTTGCCATCGTGCAGACGGAAATTCTAGCGGAGAACAACACATGACCGCCACCACTCCTGCGCTGCGCAACGGAGATTGGATGCAGACGTTCACCGGGCGCCAGTTCTGGCCGCTTGACCCTCGCCCAGAGGACGTTCGTATCGAGGATATCGCGCACGCCCTTTCGATGCTCTGCCGATACGGAGGGCACTCCCTGCGCTTCTATTCAGTGGCCGAGCATTGCTGCATTCTGCACGACTATGCGCCGCCTGAGTTCAAGGCGTGGGCGCTGATGCACGATGCGAGCGAGGCATATCTTGTAGATGTGCCGCGGCCTCTGAAACCACACCTGACGGGATACAAGGCTGCGGAGAGGGGTGTCATGGACGCTGTATGCGCTCGGTTCGGACTTGATGTTGAGGAACCGCCAGAGGTCAAGGAGATAGATGGCCGTATTCTGGCGGATGAGGCTGC